AAGACATAAATGATCTTCATCATTCTTTTTCTTTTTACTGGAGAAAAATGCTTTTTGTTTTGCTCCTTCACCAAGAGGATCAGAGTTCTGTACGTTTGAACAGAGAAGACCAGCAGTTCCGTTGACTGTGACTTGATAGCTATTAAGTGCCATAAAAAATACCTTTGCGGTTTAAGCGTTTACGTCCTTTGCGGACTTTCTTATATTAAACATATATCTTTCTTATGTCAAACTTATATTACATATGTTACAATTTGAGTCGTGATAATTGGCTTTAGTAGTTAAGTCTTCGGAAAAAACTTATTTACTTTTTATTTCATGTGTATGTGGTAATACTTGATTTGGAACGGTTGTTAATACTACGTTTTTACATGTAACAGCATCCTCCCCAACAAACTTAACACCAAGTTTTAGTTGCTCTGAGCATATTTTAAGTCGTGCCAAATTAGCTTCAAGTTTCAGTTTGGTCAATGCAAACTCCTGTCCTTTAATGTTAGCCTCTGCTGCTCTTAAACACATATCATTAAACTTCTTACCTAAAGGTATCTGCAAGCTTACTGTTACTCCATAATTGAGGTTATATGTTGTCTGATCTAATCTCGGCTGTTCTGAAGTGTAAAGGATACGACCAGGATTAATAAGATTACCATTATCAT